ATGCGAAGTGTGGAAATCCGAGGAATTGATGAACTGGATAAACGGCTTGATGCATTAATTAAGGAATTACCTGAAGCTAAACGCAAGCTGCATGAAGAGCTTGCAGCAAGCGGTCATAGCATAAGGGCGCCAAGCAGGAGAAATGTAATTGCAAATGCTATTTATATAGCCGAAAAGTTTATGGATGATTTGTCTAAAAAGATAATGGGGTGATAGAAATATTAAATAGTATTAAAATCATGGATGCAATCAATACGCTATTGGTTAATAAATATCCGGAATATACAGTATATATTGACTTATGTCCTGACGATTTTGACAGACCTTCCTTTTTGATAGAGCAAATCAGAAAAAATGTTGATTCTGTTAATAAGGGTACAGTCAAGGTGACGGAATATTTTAGTGTAACTTGCTTTGAAGATACGGGTGATTACACCACGAATTTATTAATCAGGCAGCAAGAAGTGCTGGACATGTTCAGAAGTGGTTATCTGAATGTTGAGGACAGGTCAATAAAAGCCAAAGCAAATAACGGAGGGAAAGACTTTACCGAGGCATATATTGATCTGCAATTTGAATATTATGATGATCGCTCGGACGATGAGGATACAACACCAAAAATAAAAGAGGTCATTACGACCATTAAGGAGGAGTAAAAAATGGGACTTCCAAATATAAATATTGAGTTTAAAACTCAAGCAATATCAGCAATAAAGCGCTCTGCCAAAGGTATAGTAGCAATTATATTGAAAGATGCCGAAGAAGGAGTTCAGGGTGCACATACATTAATCAACAATACTAAAATTCCGGCTGGCTTGGATGCAACCAACAAAGATTATATAAATCAGGCATTTATGGGTTATATAAATGTACCAAGAAAAATACTGTTGTATGTATTGCCTAAAACAGAGGATAACCTGTCGGAGGCTTTGAACTATTTTGCTACGCAAGTATTTGACTACATAGTAGCACCGCCGGATTGCAGTCCGGCAGAAGCTGCGGAAATAGTCGCATGGGTAAAATCAATGAGAGAAGAAAATGACTTTACACCAAAAGCCGTGCTTCCAGATATGGTAGCTGATAGTGAAGCTATTATAAACTTTACCACGAATGATATAAAGGTGAAAGATAAAGAGTACGAAACATCCGGATACTGTGCAAGAATCGCAGGACTTATAGCCGGTACTCCAATGACTGTGAGCTGCACCTACGCACCGCTGACGGAAGTTACGGATGTTGAAAGATTATCTAAGGATCAAATGGATGAAGCCATTGACAATGGAGAATTTATAATATTTCATGACGGAGAAAAGGTTAAGGTAGGAAGAGGCATAAACAGCCTTAAAACTACAACTCAAGACAAAGGTGATATATTTAAAAAAATAAAGATTGTTGAAGCGGTTGACATGATAAAAAATGACATTAAAATAACTGCTCAAGACAGCTATATAGGCAAGTATGCCAACAGCTATGACAATAAGTGCTTATTGATGACTGCCATATCAGGCTATTTTACACAGTTGGAATTGGATGGAATATTACAAGCAGGCGTTAGCTCTGTGGGCATAGACATGGAGGCTCAGGAAGCATATTTACAGTCTGTGGGAAAAGATACATCAGAGATGACAGAACAGGAAATCAAAGAAGCCAACACTTCAGACAAGGTGTTTTTAAAGGCGAATATTAAGATTTTAGATGCAATTGAAGATATAGATCTTGGGATTGTTATATAGAGAGGGAGGTATATTATGGACAGTGCAAAGAGAGTAATGTCAGGTACATGGGGAGAAGTGTGGCTGGATAATGATTATGTTAGTGAGTGCTACGGTATGCAGGCAAAGGCAGCATTCAACAAACAAGACGTGCAAATATGCGGACGCATGGTTGTTGATAAAAAGGTTACGAATATAACGTGTACAGGTTCGTTAAGATTACATAAGGTGTCAAGCCGTATGGCTATTAAAATAGGCAAAGCAATAAAAGATGGCAGAGATTTACGTTTTACTGTTATTTCCAAGCTTGCTGATCCGGATGCATACGGAGCTGAAAGAGTTGTGCTAAGCAACGTTTCATTTGATGATTTAACGATAGCGGATTGGGAAGTCGCAACAAATGGAAAGGTTGAGGCTCCGTTCACTTTTACAGACTATAATTTCCTTGATACAGTGGAGGCGAGATAATGGATACTTTAGAATTGCTGCTTAGTGCTACACCTAAGCTGCCGGAAAAACAGATCAAGCTAAAAAGGCTAAGCAAAGAATGCAACGGTGAGGTGATATTTAATTTAAGAGCATTGACTTATAACAGAGTTGCTGAATTAAAAGAAGCCCATGCCGGAGCTGATTTAGAGGTACACATTATGCTTGCGGGAGTTATATCCCCGGACCTTAAATCAGAAGAATTAAAAAGGAAATACAATGCTGTGACTCCTGCCGAAATGATAAAAAACATGTTGCTGCCCGGGGAAATAGAGGACATATCAAGAGAAATAGAAAAGTTAAGTGGTTACAGGATTACAACTGTTGAAGAGATTAAAAAAAAATAGATACTGATTATGAAATGCAATTAATGTATTATTTATTTAAAGAAAAAAATATTATACCAAGCTCTTATTATAACTTGCTTCAAGGAGAAAAAGTTATAATAAGAGCTTTTTTTGAAAAGGATATGGATGAAAGACAAAAATAAAAAACAGACTCGGCTGACAGCTAACGCTTTAATTTTATTTTTGGATTTTGTCAATAGGTGGTGATATAAAATGAGTACTGATATAAGTATATCAATTTCTGTAAGAGACAACTTTTCTTCAGCTATTACAACCATGAAAAATGCAAGTAATTCTTTTAAGAAAGATGTAACAGACTTGCAGAACAAACTTGATATGCTCAATAATAGTAAGATTACTTTAAAGGTTGAAACCGATAAAGCTAAATCAGCTCTTAGAGAAGCTGAAAAAGCCTTTAGGGATTTAGGTGAAGCAGCAGGAGAAGAGCAAGTAAAATCCTTGAAAAAAGCTAATTATGAATATGAACAAGCAAGAAAAAATTTGAGCTTATTAAGCAAAGAAGCAAGGAATACGGAAAAAGATATACTGAATCTTACAGGAGCTGTAAACAAAACAGATAATAAAGTAGAAAACAGAAGTGACAAAGTTGCAGACTCGTTGGCATCAAGCTTTGCAAGTTCAGTAGCTAATAAGCTTATAGGCGATATGCTGGAAAATGTTGCAGGAGGTGCTATAAATAGCATATATGGAGATACAGGCAGTACTGTTTTTAGCAATGTTTTGTCAGGTGCGATGTCAGGTATGGTCGCTGGTTCTGTAATTCCGGGAATAGGAAATGTTGTGGGAACAGCAATCGGTGCAGGTGTCGGATTAGTGAATGCAGGAATAAGCATATTTGGCAAGAAGGATGAGGCTTTTAAAAGTGTAGTCCAATCATCGTTTGAAGATACAATGCAAGCACAAAATGAAACGTTGATAAGGGGTTCATCCGTTGCCGGCAACAGAGAAATGAAGCAAGTACAATTTGCAAATATTTTAGGCAGTGATGAAGCTGCTAAGGACTACTTAGCGGAAATGACAAAATTTGCAGCCAAAACTCCGTTCGAATATGACCAGTTGGCAGAAATAAGTAAGACACTGCTTTCATACGGTTATAAGCAGGATGAATTGATACCATTATTAACAAAAGTAGGAGACGCAGGTTCAGCATTAGGGTTAAATGCCGGAGATATTAATAGTGTTGCCGCTCATTTAGGCAGAATGAAAACCACAGATAAAGCCGATTTAACAGATTTAAATTCATTGAAGGATAAAGGAATACCGGTATGGGATTATCTTGCTGAAGCTTCAGGAAAAACAAAAGAAGACGTACAGGAAATGGTTTCAAAAGGACTTGTACCAGGAGCAGAAGTTGCAAAAGCGATATCCGATTATATGGGAACAAATTTTGCAGGCAGTATGGAGAAGCAGTCCGAAACATTTGAGGGCTTAATGAGTTCATTGGAAGAGACTCAAAGTGAAATAGATAATGCAATGGGTGAAGGGTACAATGAGGAACGCAAAAAGGGCATACAAGCACAAATTGATTATTTTGAAGGTGAAAGCGGTGAAAAGATAAAAGAAGCTAACCGAATGATCGGCGAATGGAAGGCATCACTTGAAAATGATCGTGAAGCTGCTATCCGAGATGCTATGGATGGAATGATGGAAAGTGATGAATATAAAGATGCTGCAGCTGAGGGAAACAGAGTTAAAATGGGTGCTCTTTTAGCAGAAGCACAAGTAAGAGGGGAAAATGAATATAAGGCAGGAGATAAAGCTCAACTACAGTTAGATACGGAAAAAGAGTTAGTGCAAAAAATTAGGGAGGATACAGCATTACAAGATGAATACTGGAATGCAGGTCTTGTAATGGGACAGGCATTTTCAAAAGGAAGAATTGATGCAATACAGTTTACAAATAGCGATTTTGAACCATCTTATAGACGTGGAAAAAGAGGTGTTAATACAAGGAAAAGCAGACAAAACGCAAAAAAGCATGCTTATGGATTAAATTATGTTCCCTATGATGATTTTCCGGCACTTCTGCATCAAGGAGAAAGAGTACTAACTGCGAGTGAAAACAGAAGCTCTAAAACCATACCACAAGTAAATATTACCGGTAATGAGTTTAATGTACGAAGTGACGATGATATCGAAAGAATAGGAGATGTTATTGTTAAAAAGCTTGTAACTGCGTATGAAGTTATGTAATTTAAAAATCAAAATAATAACTAAAAGGTACCTTGCCTTAACAGGGTACTTTTTTATTTGAGGTGAAATAATGCAACGAAAAATTATATTTAAGGATTTAAACACAGAAGTCTTATTGCCGGTTACTCCTCCGTCATTTTCAATAGAGCATGGTATCAATATTGAGACAATTAACATTGATAGCTTAGGAGAGATAAATATAGCAGGTAATGGGAAGCTTGCAACTATAAATATAAGCTGCGAATTTCCTGCACAACCATATCCATATTCATTTTCTTATCAGAATCCATACGAGTTAGTAAAGACCTTCGAAAAATGGGCTGATGATAAAAAACTGCTAAGATTTGTAGTGTCGGATACACCTGTTAATATTGCAGTAAAAGTGCAATCTATAAGCTATGCTGAGCAGGACGGTACAAACGACATATATGCAACTATAATTCTCAGAGAGCATCGTGAAATTTTTATGGATAATCAGGAAATTCAGAACAAAGACAGACCACTGTCATTACCGCCTGTCAAAGCTTCAACGTATACAATAAAAAAAGGAGATACATTAAGTGCTATTTGCTATCAAGTCTATGGTGATGCTTCTCTGTATCCCAAGCTGGCAGCAGCAAACAATATTAAAAATCCTCATTTAATCTACCCGGGAAATGTATTGACTATACCGGATAAAAGTCAGCTTTAGGAGGCGGTTATTATGGTGAAAATGTTAATCAAAAACAATAATGAAACAATTGACATAAGCAATATGGTACAACAAAAAACATGGTCCGGTGATTACCAGCAATGTGCAAGAACTTTAAGCTTCAGCCTTTTATCGTCTCCGACAGATACTGATATACCTTTCGTAAAGGGCGAGTTAGGCAGTATAGTCACTATGATACAGGAAGACAGGGTACTGTTTGAAGGTTATGTATTTGAACGAAGCAAAAGCACTGCAAACAATACTATTGATGTAGTTTGTTATGACAGAGGGATTTTCATGAAACGGAACAAAGCATCATACAAGTTTACTAACCAGACTCCGGAAGCAATAACGAAAAGAGTATGCGCAGATTTTGGAATCAATACCGGTGAAATAGTATCCACCGGCATTAAAATAAGCAGAAACTTTCTTGGTTCAACCTTATATGATATCATCCAGACAGCATACACTTTAGCATCCTTTGAAACAAAGAAGAAATATCATACAGCGTTTAAAGGTTCTTTATTAAATGTATCAGAAAAGAATGTTACAGATGATACATTAGTAATAAAAGGCGGCACAAATCTCATAGATGCAACAATGACAGACAGTATCTCAGGTATGATTAATCAGGTTGCCATATATGATAAAAATGACAAATTTATAAGGAATGTCAAGAATGATGGGTTAATAAAGCTTTACGGGTTGATGCAGGACTATATAAGGCAGCCGGATGGTGAGAATTATGGAGATAGAGCTCAAGAATTATTGGATAATAACGGAGTGCAGCAGAGAATCACAATAAATAATTTAGGTAACATAGCAAATGTTTCCGGTGGAACAGTAATAGTTCAAGAGCCGCATACCGGACTTTATGGATTGTTCTATATTGATTCGGACACCCACACATGGAGAAACGGTGTATATTTAAACAAGCTCGTGCTCAACTTCAAAAATATAATGGATGAAAAAGAGGTAGGGTCTATGCCAACATAACCGGTAACAATACTGAATCTAAATAAGATACATTGAAATATATATAAACCCGGAGGTGAGTAGGATGGAAGTTAATCCCTATACGGAATTTGTAAAGAAATTAAGAGAAGATGCGGCAAACAGAACCCCTGTTTTTTTAAGATTTGGAAAAATAACAAGCGCTGATCCTTTAAAGGTTGAAGTCAGCGGAACGGTTCAGGAAAAAACAAACTTATTAAAGGACCAGAGAATTACAAACTTTGAAATAGGCGACAATCTTTTATTGTTACCTATTGAAGAAGAGCAGCGCTTTATAATTATATGTAAGGTGGTGGGAGTTTGAATATATTTCCAATGATACAACCCGAAACGATTGAAGTTAAAACAAGACTTCCTTTATGTAAAGAAACAGACTGGGATTTTGAACTAAATATACCGATTTATAAAAACGGTTCTCCATCCATAGTAACAGGAAAGAGAGCTGTTTTAATTTGGGCATGGAAGGCATTGCACACAAAGAGATATAAATATGACATATATACGTGGAATTATGGTAACGAGGTGGAATCATTAATAGGACAATCATTTACAAACGAACTTAAGCAGTCGGAGGCAATCAGATATGTTAAAGAGTGCCTGTTAATCAATCCGTATATTACGGATGTCACAAATGTGATGGTCACTTTTAATGAATCACTAATCACTATAAGCTGTAAAATCAACACTATATACGGGGAGGTTGATATAAATGTTTGATGATAAAACCCCAGAAAGCATAAAAGAAGAAATATTAAGGGATTTAACATTAGCTGATACAAGGGAAGGAAGTTACACAAATGAAATGGTAAGTCCGGTAGCGATTGAACTATGGAAGATGTACGATAGTTTAAATGCTTTGATACCAATTGTTTATATTGATGAAACATCAGGAGAATATATAGATAAAAAATCAGCTAATTACGGGATAAAGCGTAAAGCCGGCACAAAATCACAAGCAACAATGCATTTTGCTGGTAATGAAGGAACACTAATTCCAAAAGGTACTGTATTTTTAACTGCTGACGGCTTGGAATTTGAAACATCTGAGCCGGTTATCATTATGGGTGGAGTGGCGAATGTATTAATACATGCAATAGAAGTGGGTGAGATTTATAACGTTGCGGCAGGTGCTATAACACAACAAATAGTAAGCATATCAGGATTAACAAGCTTTCATAATGAAGCAGCCGTAGGAGGTACAAATCTTGAAAGTGACAAAAGCTTGGTGGAAAGGTTATATAACTACCTGCGAAAGCCGGCTACAAGTGCAAATGTATATCATTACGAACAATGGGCCTTAGAGGTTAATGGTGTCGGAGGAGTGAAGATTATCCCACTATGGAATGGACCCGGAACGGTTAAGGTATTAATAGTCGGACCCGACAAAAAGCCTGTGGATACAGAAATAGTCAGCAATTGTTCTGCACACATTGAATCAAACAGACCTATAGGAGCTGATGTAACAGTTATCAGTGCTGAAGAACTTGAAATAAGCATTGAAGCAACTGTAACAATTGACAGCCGGACCACAAAAAAAACAGTACAAGAAGCATTGAAAGACAGGTTAGCTTCATATCTGCAAAGCATTGCATTTAGCAGATATCAAATTGTGTATAACCGAATTGCCTATATGCTTTTAGATATAGACGGGGTAATTGATTATAGCACTTTAACTTTAAATGGCGGTACGGAAAATATAATAATTGGTGCTGAACAAATCCCGGTACTTGGAACGGTGGTGATTAATTAATGGCTCTTATAGATTTATTGCCGGATAATTTTAAAGGCAGTGCAGAAGTAGTGGAGCTGCAAGATGCATTTAATACACAGGCTGAAGCAATAGCAGCCGCTAAAGAAGATTTTTTTAAGCAATTAGATGTCAATACTGCTACTTGGGGATTAAATTTCTGGGAAAAGGGCTATGGTCTTAAGACAGATATTACAAAGTCATATAGTTACAGAAGGTCAAGAATATTAAGCAAGATGAGAGGTCAGGGAACGACTACAAAGGCTATGATAAAAAACACAGCAGAAAGCTTTTCAAATGGAGAGGTAGATATAATTGAGGATAATTCAATATATACCTTTGCAGTGAAATTCGTTGGGACAAGAGGTATACCCCCAAGCTTAGATGATTTAAAAAATGCTATAGAAGAAATTAAGCCGGCTCATCTGGCTGTGGTGTATTTATTTACTTACCTGACCTGGGATGAGTTTGATTCCTACAACAATACGTGGAATGAGTGGGATGCCTTAAATCTTACTTGGGATGAATTAGAAGTATATAGAGAGGTGATATAAATGCCAAGTGAAAATAAAACCCCCAATATAGGGTTAAATCAGTGGGAAGGTAATGAATATGTAAAAAGGCAAGATTTTGTTGATGACAATGCATTAATCGACGCGGCTATTCAAGCTACAAGGGAAGAAATACATTCCGTAGCATCTTATGCAGTAGCAAGCGGAACAAACGCTTATACAGCTACAGTTGAGGGAATTTCAGCTTTAGCAGAAGGCATGAGTATAAAGATTAAATTCACTAATGCAAACACCGGGGCAAGTACACTGAACATTAATGCTCTTGGTGCTAAATCCATTTTAAAAGGCAATGGAAATGCATTATCAAGCGGAAACATCAAAGCAGGGCAAATATGTAACCTTGTATATAATGGCTTAAATTTTCAATTATTGGGTGAAGGGGGTGAGTATGGAACAGCATCACCATCAGATGTATTAGAAGGAAAAACTATAGGTACGGAAGAGGGAATCACGGAAGGCACAATGCCGGATAAAGGTCCGGTTGTAAGCGAAACTATAAACCTAACAGAACAAAATGCAGAATATACAATAGCTTGCGGTTTTCATTCAGGACTGAGAAAAATAAAGGCAGTTATAGCAGGATTGGCAGCCAACGTAATAAAAGCAGGAGTAACGGTTGGGGGCATAGCAGGAAATTTCACAGCCGATGCAACAGCAACGGCAGCACAAATGTTAGCAAGTGTAACCGCATATGTAAATGGAGTTAAGATAACGGGTACAATACCAAGCAAAGCAGATCAGACTTATACACCATCTACAATTAATCAGACAATAGCTGCTAATCAATATTTAAGTGGCATTCAGATAATTCAAGGTAGTCCGAATTTTCTTGAAGAAAACATAAAAGATGGAGTTAATATGTGGGGGAAGATAGGAAAACTTGTTGAAAATTTTACCGCAAGTGATTTTGTTGGCAGAGGACAAAGTTTTAATGATACTCAATTAAATCAGCCTATTATGTTAGGAGCATATTTTAATTCCGCTACAATTCAAAATATATCAAGTATGCTATTTTGTTTTAGAACTATTCAGACAGATAGTGCCCGTCAAATTACAGTAACAATTCCTACTGGGGCAGATGTTTGGTTACATAATCCAGTTACGGACGTTTACAGTAAAGTATCGGGTACATTCATATTACCAAGTGTTAGATTTGCTATTTATATATTTTTTAATCCCAATAGAGTTACAATAAATGCAACAAGTGGTTATGCGTTTACTGGAGGTAATTTTATTATCTAATTAACATATGGTATCAGGCATTTAAAAGGAAGAGAAAAGAGAAGGGAAAATAATTATGAAAAGAGCTATTAATTTAGAAAGTTCATCAAAACAAGTAGTAAGGGTGCTATCTATAGCTGAACAGAGCGTAATAGAAAATAACCCTACAAACAGTAACTATATTCTCATAGATAATTACACAGAACCGCCCGAATTAGACAATCACATGTCGGTTAATTACCCGATGTGGGACAAGGTTAATCAAATCTTTAAATGGGTGCAAATTCAATATCAAAACACGGCAACAGAAGAGTTGCTTGAGATTGAAAATCTCAAAGTAGAAAACAATACACTTAGAAATGAACTACAAACGGCTAATGAAAATATAGACATACTTACTGAAGCCATGGCAGATTTGATTGGAGATGCTCTATAATATGACCGCAATACAAAAGAAAATCTTAATAGCAGGAATTAAAATTAAGCTTGATAGGGATGAAGATTTAGAGACAATATTGTCAACATATGTAAATCTGACTAATGAAAGTAAAGATGAGATAAGAAATCACTTTAGTGAGGATGAGCATGAATAAAAAGAGACTGCTTGACATGACAACAAGTACCGCAGTTTTGAGACAAGCAAAACAAACAGCATATAATATTATAGGGAGTTTATAAGCTCTCTTTTTTGAAGGGAGATGTAATCATTATGGAAAATGTAACAACAGTAAAAGTAAGTATATTAGGAGCTGTAGGAGTAATCGGCAGTATAATAGCAAATGCACTCGGAGGATGGGACATGGCATTAAGGGTATTGGTATTATTTATGGCTGTCGATTATATAACAGGATTGATTGTTGCAGGAGTATTTAAGAAGTCCGGAAAATCCGAAATGGGAGCCCTTGAGAGTAAAGCCGGATTCAAAGGGTTATGTAGAAAAGGAATGATACTTGGCATAGTATTTATTGCAACACAACTTGATTTGTTGTCCGGTACAGAATTGATAAGGGACACTGTCATCATAGGCTATGTTGTAAATGAGGCGGTCAGTATAATAGAAAATGCTGGACTGATGGGGGTGCCAATTCCGGATATAATCAAAAGGGCTTTAGAAATACTTAAGAGTAAAAAAGGTGATAAGAATGATTAAGTTTAAATACAATCCTACAAAAAATCAAAGAACAACAAGCGAGTTCGGCAAGAGAGATTTTGCCGGACTTCAATTTCATTCGGGTATAGATTTTGGGGCAATAACTCCCGGAGTTGAGGGGGACGAGCTATATGCTGTTGCCGATGGTATTGTTAAGGTGTCAAAGGCGGATAGCGGGAACAAAAACATAGGTTATGGTTATTACATAGTTATAGAGCACGAAGGTTATTGTACCTTATATGCACATCTGCAGAAGCTGGAATTGAAAGTAGGAGATAAGGTAAAAGCTGGGCAAATTATAGGGCATATGGGTAACACCGGAGAAAGCACAGCAGCTCATCTGCATTTTGAAGTTAGAAACTGTACGTATAATAATCCGTATTTCTGGTCTAAAGGTACTTATACAGGTCAGTTTATTATGTGTATCAATCCTGTAAGCTATTTCGTAAGGGATATGACCGTACAAGAAGCGGAAAAGATTGTTCAAGAGAGAGTAGGGCTTGATGACAATACGATGCAATATCTTAAATTTTACAGGTATGGGGATACTTTATTGTTAAAGTTGGCAGGGGCTTTAGATAAATAG